AAAGCATGGCCTCGGGCTTCAAGGTCCCCGGCAACATCGAACAGATCAGCGCCGAGCGGTCCGTCGATGGCCGGTTTTCGGATTACATGGTGGTCTGGAACACCGTGGATCAGCTGCACGATCTCGGCGCGCTCAGTAATCGCCGCGCCCTGGTCTCCGATCCGACATTGAAAAAAACCGAGTATCGCCCGCGCATCATCGTTTCCGAACAGATCACGCCGGCTTATGACCTGGGCGTCGCCAGGGCGAACTGGGAACTCGCCCGCCGTCTGGGCCGCGCGCAGGCCGCCACGCTGACATGTGATTCCTGGCGGGATTCGGCCGGCAAATTATGGACGCCGAACTACCTGGCGCCGATCGACGCGGCCGCCGCCGATATCGCCAGCGACGCGAAATGGATCATCGGCACGGTCACCTTCCGTAAGGACATGTCGGGGACGCACGCCGATCTGGTGCTGATGCCGCCCGACGCCTTCACGCCGGAGCCGAACCCGCTCAATTTGTTCGACAACATCCTCGCGCGTTCGCCCTCGGCCTCGCAATCGCCGGTGCCGCCGACGACAACCACGCCGGCGCCTGGGACGCCGCCGTCGTGAGCGACCTGACGGGCCGCGTGCTCTGGCTGGAGCGGGAAGTTGCGCGCCTGTCGCGGCGCATCGGTTCGCCGTTCGCCCTGGCTCGCACGACGAACGCGCCGGACGACAGCGGCGCGGTGCAGACGGTGCAGGCGCAGCTCGACCCGCTGTCCACCCGCGACGGCATCCCGGTGATGTATCATTACGGGTTCGGGTCCGTGCCGCCGATCGGCACGGATCTGCACATCGCTTATCTCGACGGCGACCGTTCCAAGGGTATCGTCATCGCGTCCGGCAATCAGGCGGCACGGCTGAGCGGCAAATCGCCGGGAGACGCCTGGATGGCCGGGCATGATTTCAGCATCGTGATCAACGCCGGCGGGATCAACATCACCGGGAACGTCACGCACAACGGCAATTACACGCTGGACGGGACGATGGCGATCACCGGCGCGCTGACCGCGACCCAGGGGATCACGGCGGGCGCCGGCGGCGCCGATCAGGTGACGCTGCAAAAACACGTGCATGTCAGCAACGGCGTCACGCCCACCCCTGGCACCTGAACGAGGCACCCGAGATGGGCGACATTCGCATCGTGTTCGACCCGGCGACCGGCACCGGGGATTTCGCCATGGCGGGGCGAGGGCTGGCGACCGGCAACGAACTCGAAACGGCGATCCTGATCTCGCTGTTCACCGACGGGCAGGCTGACCCGGGCGATATCGTGTTCGACGCGGACCCGCGCGGCGTGTGGTTCGACGCCTATTCGGCGCTGGAAGATCCCGCGCTCCCGGTGATCGCCAACGACCGGATCGGATCGAAGCTCTGGCAGGTGTTCAACATGCCGCGCGCGCAAAGCACGTTGAACTGGATGCGCGATGAAATCCTGCGTTGCCTGAACTGGATGAAGATCGACGGCGTCGCGTCCTCGATCGAGGTGTTTCCGCGGTTCACCGGATCCGGCGGCGTCGGCGCGCAAATCATCGTCACCGCGAACGGCACGCCCACGAAATACGATTACGCCTGGGCGCAGGAAACCTGACCGATGCCGTTTCCACGCCAGACGCTGACCGCCCTGCGCGCGCAGGCGATGCAGGATGTCACCGGATCCGATCTGCCGAACGCGGACGGGTTCCTGCGCCGGTCGCCCTTGCGCGTCATGGCGTGGATCCAGGCCGGTCTGGCGTTCCTGCACTATGGCTATCTCGATTGGATCTCGCTCATGGCCACGCCGTTCACGGCGCTGGCCGAGTATCTGGAGGGCTGGGCGGCGATCGCGCCGACCCCGGTGTTGCGCGGGGCGCCGACCGCCGCGACGGGCACTGGGACATGGGTCGCGATCCCCGACGTGACGCTGCCGGCCGGCACGGTCTGCGCCCGGGACGATGGGGTGCAATTCCAAACGACGGCCGCCGCGACGTCTGGTGGCGGAGGCACCGTCTCGGCGGCCGTGATCGCGCTGGTCGCGGGATCCAACGGCAACACGGATGAGGGCGCGCCCCTGACCCTGCAAACCGTCGTGCCGGGGATCACGTCGAAGGGATCCGCCTCGACCCCGATCACGGGCGGGACGGATCTCGAACAGGACGCGTCGCTGAAAAGCCGGATGCTGGAATCCTACGCCGCCCCGCCGCATGGCGGGAACGCCGCCGACTATGTCACCTGGGCGCTGGAGGTTCCCGGCGTCACGCGGGCCTGGTCGCCTCAGGTGCCTTTGGTCCCGGGAGCGGTGACCGTGTTTTTCATGATGGACGCGGCCGAGGCGGCGTTCAACGGCTTTCCCCAGGGGTCCAATGGCGTCGCCGCGGCGGAAACGCGGGACACCCCCGCGACGGGCGATCAATTGGCGCTCGCGAATTATCTCTACGGGCTGCGCCCGGTGACGCCGATCGTCTACGCCGTCGCGCCGGCGGCGCAGACCGAGAATTTCACGCTCGCCGGCCTGTCCGGCATCACGACGACGCAGAAAGCGCTGGTCTCGGCCGCGCTGATCGCGCTGCTGCTGCAGGAAGACACGCCGCTCGCCACGACGTCGATCGAGCAAAGCGACGTCGCCGCCGCGATCACCGCGATCGGCGGCCTGCCATCGTTCGCGGTGACGTCGCCGTCCTCCTGGCCGATCACGTCGACGGTCGGTTATCTGTTCGAACTCGGAACGGTAACGTACACCTGATGCCCACTCCGCCCGCCTTCGGCAAGCTGGACTTCCAGCAGGCGATGCAGCGCCTCGCCCCCAGGGGCCGGATCTGGCGCGGCGATCCGCTGGCGATCTTCGTCAACACGCTGGGCGCGCTGGCACCAACCTACGCCAGATCAACGGCGGCCGGCGCGGAACTGCTGATCGACGCCAATCCAACGACGACGGTCAATCTGCTGGCGGAATGGGAAGACAGCCTCGGCCTGCCCGATCCATGCACGGCGTCGAACCCGTCCATCGAGCAACGCCAGGCGGCCGTTCGCGCGAAATGGGGCGCTCGCGGCGGGTTGCGCCCGGATTACTTCATCACGATGGCGGCCAATCTCGGCTTCACCATCACGATCGAGGAATTCACGCCGTACAGCGTCGACCAACCGGTTGATCTGCCGCTGTTGGACGCTGCCTGGTCCTACATCTGGCAGGTCAACGCGCCGGCCGTGGTGACCTCTTATTTCACCGTGGACAGCTCGGCCGTTGACGATCCGCTGGAGGATTATGACGCCGGCGAACTGGTCTGCCGCATCACGCGCGACGCCCCGGCGGGCACCCTGGTGCTGTTCGCCTTTTCCTGAGGAAACACAATGCAACGAATTCAGGATCCGACGGCGTCGACCACGCTGGTCGGGCCGCCGTCTCTGACCGGTCCCGTTGGTTATTTCCAGCCGGCCAATCCTGGCATCACGCTGGCGACGCGGTTCCGTTACTGGTACGCGACGATGCTGCAAGAGGAACTGATGGCGTTCCTCACCAAGACCGGCATCACCCCGGACACGACGGCGACGGAGTTCAATCAGGTGCTCGCGGCGGTCGAACAGATCGCCGGCGCCAACGTGGCGACGATCACGGCGACGGGTGCCCTGACGTCGGCGCAGGCCGGCGTCGTTCTGGTCAACGCGACGTCGGGCAATATCGCGATCACGCTGCCATTGGCCGCCGCCGCCAATGGCCTCCCGACCGAATTCACGTTCGTGCGAACCGACGCCACGGGCAACACCGTCTCCATCGCCCTGGCGGGCGGTGACACGCCGTTGCTGTTCGCGTCTCCGGTGCCGTTGGTGGTCAACGGCGTGATGACGCTGCGGGCCGACGGCGTGTCGAAATGGGCGATGCTGTCGCGGCCGCCGCGTTGGCGCCAGGTGTTCTCGACCTCCGGCACGTTGGTGGTGCCGAACTACACCAAATTGATCAACGCCGTTGCCATCGGCGGCGGTTCCGGCGCCACGGGTTGCAGCACGAGCGTCTTCGCCGGCGCCTGCGGCGGCGGCGGCGGCTGGGCCGTGGGCCAGTTCACGGTGACGCCGGGCGCCAGCTACACCGTTACCATCGGCGCCGGCGGCGCCGGTAGCGCGGCCGGCGTCGCCTCCTCCGCCGGCGGGTCCACCTCGCTCGGCGCGCTGCTGTCGGCCACGGGCGGCCAGGCGGCGGGCACCTCGACGAACGCGGGCGGAATGGGCGGCGCCGGCAGCGGCGGCGATTATCAGGGCAATGGCGGCGACGGATCCGACGGCATGACCAGCGCCACCCTGGCGAACTGGCCGGGCGTCTCCGGAGGATCCTTGTTCGGCGGCTCTCGCCGTTGCGGCAGCGACGCCGGGTTTGGCGGCAGCGCCCCCGGCGCCGGCGGCAGCGCGCCTTATTCGCAGCCCAGCACGACCACCAACGGCAATCCCGGGGCCGCCGGCATCGTGATCGTGGAGGGATTTTGATGGCCAGATACGCGAGGATCGCACGCGGCGCGGTCGCGGAATTGTTCGAGGCACCCGAGGGCGTCGCGATCGGGGATTGCTTCACGGCCGAACTGGCCGGGCAATTCGTTCCGGTCACGGACGGCGTTGAAGCGATGGAGGGCTGGACCGCGACCGAGGCGGATGGCGCCTGGGTTTTCGCCGCGCCGGCCGCGCGGGAGCCGACGCGGCGGGAACGGGCGGCCGACTTGCTCGCCGGCGGCCTGACGATCGTCAGCGTCGCCGTGCCGGCGCTGTCCGGCGTTTATCCGGCCGACGCGGTGACCCGCGGGAAGCTGCTGGGCGCGCACACCATGAACGTCGCCGCGATCGACCCCTGGCCGGTGCGCGACAGCGCGGGCCAGTGGCGGGCGTTCCCGCCGGCGCAGTTCGCCGCGTTCGTTTCCGCGATCCACGCGTTCGGCGCGGCGTGCGATCTGATCCTCGACGGGCACGAGGATGCCGGTTTCCCGCCGGCGACGGCGACGATTCCCTGATGCCCGGTTCGATGCGCGGCGTGATGGTCGACGCGCCGATTTTGCCGATCGACGCCAAATTCCCGGGCACGACGCTGGATTTCACGATCAACATCCCATGCGCGATCGATCCGGCGCAGGATTTCATTCAGAGCGTGTCGCTGGCCTGCGCGCCTTCCGGTGCCGGCGAGATGCAAATCTCCGGCCTGACCGTGGCCGGATACGCCCTGACCTTCACCGCCTCCGGCGGTCAGCCGGGACGCGCCTACCGGCTGAAATGCCTGGGCGCGATGACCAATGGCCGCGTGTTCGAATTCGTCGCCGAGCAACACATCACGCCGGAGCTGCCGGACGATCAACCGCAGCCGGCGCCATCACGCGGGTTCGGAACGCCGATCACCTGGGCCTTCGCGCCGAGCCTGAATTTCTCGCTCTCCCGCAATTCGTCTTTGATGTTGTGAGGCCCTGATGGCGGACGACACACAAAACACTCTCGCCGTCGTCGACGGGAAGACGCTGCCTCAAAGTTTGCTTGTCGGCGTCGACCCATCGGGAAACCTTGTTTATCAGTTCCTGCCGCGCGTGCGCGGCGCGATCGTCGACGACGCCAATCCGCTTCCGGCGGCGCCGCCGGTCGCGACGCTCGCGGCCGGGACGGCGTCGCAGGTCGCCATGGCGGCCACGGCCGTCATCGCGATCACCGGGCCGGTCAAGGGCGGATACATCGTCAATCCCGAAAGCGCCGCCGATCAGGGCGTGGGAACCGCCGAACAACTTTACGTCGACCCTGTCGCCGTTCCCGGAGCCGCGCCCGGGGCGGGCAACGGCACGGCGGTCTCGCTCGACCCTGGCGCGTCCTGGTCCCTGCCATGCCCGATTCCCGCCGGCGTCACGGTCCACGTCAACGCGGCGAGCGCGGGGCACAAATTCACCGTCGTGGTGTGGAGCTAAGTCAGATGAGAATGCGACTTCTCGCGCTGGTCCTGTCGTTACTTCCCGGCATCGTTCTGGCGCAGCCGACCAATCCGCCGCCGTCGGTGCTGTACGGCAGGGCCGGGCTTTGGGCGCGGCATCAGCAGTTCAACGCGCTCGACGTGCTGTCGCGTATCGCGAGCGCTGCCCGGTATAACAATCCACGCGTCAATCCGCCGA